TCGGTCGTTCGATAACGCCGCCCATACGCGCCGAGTTCTCCCAAAACTTCTCGCGGTAACGGCCGGCGGCGTGTTGTTCGGCGAGGATCTGACGGAGCGTCTCGATCGGGGACAGACCGCGACGCGGGTCGTCCGGGTTGTATCCGTGAATGTCGATCACCTGTTCGCGGGTGAAATCGACCGTTCCGGCCGTGCCCCGGACACGATACCCCGTCGGGACCAACCAGTTATCGCCCAACAGTTCTACGCCGTTCGGCGGAATGCGGACCAACGCCACGCGCCCGTTCTCGCCGCGCACCTTGACGAAATACGCGGCGTCATAGATCGCAAGATCCTTCACCAACGCGTCGAGCCACTTAGAACGCGTCGTCGTCGTGTCGGGCCGATCGAGTGTCTCCGTCAGCGGCACACCGGACAGACGTTCGCGCTCCAAATCAGAGATACGGACGAACGCGTGTAGCGGTAGTTGCGCAATGTTACGCGCGAGGAAATCCACCGCCGACCGGAGTTCCGGTTGCGTGCGATAGATCTCGGCATACGTCGCGCGTGCGTTCTCGTAAAGCGCGAGTGACGTCTCCGTCAACCCCAACGGGGACCGCGTGATCGCGACGAGACCGGAAGAGGACTGAACGACGGCCACTATCCACCGACCACCTGAACGAACTCGATACGGTCGCGCTCGATCACCACCGTTCCGTCCACCGGTACGACCTGATCGCCGTCGAGGAGTTCCGCGTTACGGAGCACGATCAGCGGGCCGCGCGTCTCGAACAGAACACCACGGAACGCCCGGCCCGTTGTGAGGTTCACCAGAACCCGTCGACCGAATGCTAACCGGCGGAACCCATTCACACGTTCACCTTTACATAGACGGCAACCCCGACCGGTTGCGTCTCCGGTGACGTGAACGAGAACGTGGACGGGAGCGCGGTCGCCGGCGCGGTCGTGTATCCGAAACACGCGGCGACGTTATGCGTTGCGGAACTCAACCCGTAATCGCTGTATGGCTGAATGTGCGACGCGACGTGCGTCAAACTCGGGACCGTGCCGCCGTGCGTAGCGGCGCACACGAGCCACACGGTTTCGCCGGCTTCGACCGAGACGACATCGCCGCCGGTAAGCGCAATACTCTTGAACCCGGCCGTAGCGTTCTGCGCGATCGTCAGCGTGCCCGCGTCTTTCGCGAGTGCGCCCGGTTCGTTCGAACCGTTATCACGATACACGCCCAGACGGTATGTGTAGGTAGTCGCGGCGGTATAGGTCGCGGCAAGATAGATCGCGAGATCGTCGATCTCACACGCACGGTCGAACACGACACGAGTACAGGAACCGACGTTCGCTGTTGCTAGCGGTGTTAGCACTGAACCGAGTTGCGTGTAACGGCGACCATCGACCGGACGTTGGAGCGACGCCGTAAGGGGACGTGGACCGGCGGGGAAAAATGCGGAGTCGGCCATCGTTACGGCACCATCAGGACGCGGACATCGGCGGTGTTACTCGTCGCGCACCGGGCATACAACTTCCCGTAGTGACGAATCGAGATAGAACGAGACGAACCCGCCGGGAGCGGAATGCCCGTTGACGTTGTCACGTCCGACGCGCCCAGATAACACGTGTTCGGACCGTTGTTGTAGATCTCATACGAGATCCGGCCGTCTTCGCCGCGTCCGGTCGGTGCGGTTTCGTCATCGATGACGAGAACGGCGGTGCTTGTGACCGACACTGCCGACGTCGTGGGGTTTAGGCTCATAAAATCTCTACTCCTCTTTCCTCGTAGACCGAACGTCCCGAACCCTGACCAGACGAAAGGGTCGCCACGTGTAGCGCCATCGTCAGGGCGACGACCCCGTCGATACGCGCGGTAGATTTCCCTTTGTCCGGTTTCAGGTTCCCGGCCGCGTCACTCTGAACGAGTGCCGCGCCGACGTGCGCTTTCAGGACCGGGTTTCCGCCGTGCCGGAGTTTCCGACCGAGGACCAACCGTTCGAGTTCCTTCGTCGGGGCCGACAACGTCGCGAACCCCTGACGGACCGGGACCGCCGTCAACCCGGCGCCCATCAGTTCTGTTACAATGCCGGTCGCGTTCCACGGGTCGTATCCGATCATAAATCCGCCGAACTCGTCGGCAAGGGAAACGATACGGTTCCTGATCGCCGCGTAGTCGACTATGTTCCCATCGGTCAGGGTCACGAACCCGGCGGCCGCCCATTCGCGATACGGGAGACGATCGCGGCGTTCGCGTTCGAGAATGTCGTCGGCCGGTAACCAGAAATGCGGGTGAACGTCGAACGTCCCGTCCTCTTGCGGACGGAGAACGACGAACGCGGAGACGTCCGTCGTCGAGGAGAGATCCAACCCGGCGAAACACCGGTCGCCGGCCACGAGCGGCCGCGTCGGTTCGCCGTTCTCGTCCCACACGCCCGGGTCGATCCACCGCGACACTTCCGACGTCCAGACGTTCAGGTGTAGTTGCCGGAATGTCGTCTGCCGTGCCGGTGACACCTGCGCCCGGGCGACCTCCTCGCGGAGATAGTCCTCCGAGATCGCCGCACCGAGCGACGGATTCACCCGACGCCACACCTCCGGGTCCTGCCAATCGTCCTCCGGTGACGCGCCGTAGATCACGCCGAGAAAATACGGGTCGGTCAGTTCCCCGGACGCGACACGTTCCGCGTATGAATGGAGTTCCCACGCGATCGAGTGCGGGTCGAACACGCCCGCCGTGGTAATCCCCATAACGACCGGTTGCGCCCGTGCGCCCGTCGACGTTGCCAACACGTCCCACAGTTCGCGGTCCCGGTGCGCGTGAACCTCGTCCACGATCACGAACGAACCCGATAACCCGTGCTGCCCGGCCGCGTCCGCCGACACGGTGCGTAACACACCGCCGCTTTTCGGGTGCTCAATGTAGGACCGGACCGCGCGACACCGTTTCGACAACGCCGGGGACGCCTGAACCATCTTCCGCGCCAGATCGAAACACAAACGCGCCTGCTGCCGGTCACGCGCACCGATGATCACCTGCGGCGCCGCCTCCCCGTCAGCGACCAACGCATACAGGGCGAGACCGGCGGCGATCGTCGTCTTTGCGTTTTTCCGGGGAACCTCCACCCACACCGTCCGATACAGACGCGTTCCGTCGGCCCGCTTGTATCCGAACAACGGGCGAACGATCTCGTACTCTTGCCACGGCAACAGTTCCCACGTATGCCCGGCGCCCTTACCCTCAACGAGGGACAGAAGGGAGAAGAAACGCACCGCACGATCGGCGGCCTCTTCGTCATAGTACGCGCCGTCCGGTAGATACAGACCGGCCGTCGAAACGCGCGGTTTAGTCCAAGAGATCGTCGGCGTCGCCATCGGAACCCTCCTCCACCGAAAGACGCGAACGCGCCGACGGCGTCAGACCGAGTTCCGCCGCAAGCATACGGATCAGGGTTGCCGCGTCGCGCTGAACGCGAACGGCCGGGTTCGTCACCAACCCGTCCCGCCGGCCTTCCACCAACAGACCGAGTTCCTCGACGATCTTCGTCGCCTTGCGGTAGTTCACGACCGCGTGAACGTATGCGACGATAACGTCCTCGTCGGCCGCATACAGGAGACCCATCGCGTCTAACTGCTTCGCGGTCCGTTGCCACACCGCCCGGGCGTCAGGGGACAACCACGCCGGAACCCGCGCCCGCTGCTTACGCGGTTTCGGCTCCGCCGTGTTTATCCGATCCTTACGGTCCCCCCGGAGCATACGGAGGTGTGTCGGCGTCGGTTTCGGTCCGGGACGGGTCATACCCGGTGACGAGTGCCGCCCCGGGTGACAGAAACGGCCGAACCTGTCAGCGTGAGAGCCGAGTTCCGGGCGCGGTAAGCCTAACCGAACTCCCAGTGTTCGCGACGCCCCTACCCTCGTTCCGTGTCGTTTCGTTGCCTTCCCAACGTGTCTCGATACGTTCTCGCGTCGTGGCAACGCTTACATAACGGACGAAGGTTCGCGAGATCGTGCGTCCCGCCCGACTGTAAAGGTACTATGTGATCGACGACGGTCGCCGGTGCGTCCTGACAGAACCGGCACAA